CGATGGAGCAATTGCCAAGGCTGAATTCCCATTTAAGATGTCGACCTTGTTCGACAAATCACGTTACAAGGTTTACTGGGGTGGTCGAGGTGCAGGAAAATCCCATTCAGTAGCAAAAGCATTACTTATTTTAGGTGCTAAGTCACCTATTCGCATTTTATGTGCCAGGGAATACATGACATCGATGCGTGATTCGGTGCATAAATTACTAAGTGATCAGATTGAATTGTTGGGATTGGAATCCTTTTATGAAATTTTACAAGCCAATATCAAGGGCAAGAATGGTACAGAGTTTAGTTTTGTAGGCCTGAAAAACAATACTGCCAATATCAAATCTTACGAAGGTGTGGACTATTGCTGGATAGAGGAAGCACAGTCTGTGACCAAATCCTCATGGAATATATTGATTCCAACCATTCGTAAAGAAAACTCTGAAATATGGGTTTCATTCAATCCAGAGCTGGAAACCGATGAAACTTATCAGCGTTTTGTGATGCATCCACCTGAGAACGCAATTATCCAAAAGATTAATTGGTCCGATAATCCTTGGTTTCCGGAAACTTTGAATCTTGAGCGCATCTCACTCAAGAATCGTGATCCTGAATCCTACAATACAGTCTGGGAAGGAATGTGCCGAGTTACTGTTGATGGTGCTATTTTTGCCAAGGAGATGCAACAGGCTGAGATGGATAACCGAATCACTAGAGTGCCATACGATGCCATTAAGCCAGTTCATGCAGTCTTTGACCTTGGCTGGGCTGATCATACTGCCATTTGGTTTGTGCAGTTTATTGGTTTAGAAATCCGATTAATTCGATATATGCAGGCCAATCAACAGACGATTAGTTGGTATTTGGCTGAGATGCAAAAGTTTGGTTATCACTTTGATACGCTGTGGCTGCCACATGATGCAGCTGCTAAAAGTTTAGGCTCAGGGCGATCGATTGAGGAAATTGTGCGTAGTGCTGGGTACAAAGTTCAGATATTGCCAAGAGTGCCGGTGACTGACTCCATCAACGCAGCCAGAACTATTTTTAATAAATGCGTGTTTGATCGTGAGAACTGTGGCGATGGCCTGCAATGTCTTAGACATTATCGGTATGATGTGGATGAGAGCGGTGCTTGGTCACAAAAGCCATTGCATGACCAATATTCTCATGGTGCTGATGCATTTAAAATGCTAGGTCTTTTAGTTAATGAACCAAAGAAAACAGTAAAAAGACCAGTTAATATTGAACGTGGCTCATGGATGAGTTAAAATTGCAAAAATTACAAGGGTAAATTATGGCCGAAGAAATCATTGAGCAAGATGACAGAATCTATCAAGCAATGGAGTTTTTACGTCAAGTAAACGATGTGGATTCCAATAACCGTGCCGAAGCCCTTGATGATGTGCGTTTTAGCAATGGCGATCAATGGCCTGTGGATGTGCAGAACAGTCGATTACTTGAAGCCAGACCATGCTTGACCATTAATAAAGTCGATGCGTATTGCCGGCAGATTGTGAATCAGATTCGAGAGCAAAGACCTAGAATTAAAGCTCATGGCATGAATACTCAAACCGATGAAAAGCAGGCGCAGATTATTACAGGCATTTGTAGGCACATTGAATTGCAGTCTGACGCTGACCAGGCTTATATTAATGCAGTCGATTATGCGGTTCGCATGGGCTGGGGATATATCCGAGTCCATACCGATTATGTGAAGGATGATAGCTTTGACCAAGAAATTTATATTCGACCAATTGAAAATCCTTTTACTGTGTATTTTGATCCCAATTCCATTATGGCTGATGGATCAGATGCTGAGCGCTGCCTTATTACTACCTTAATGAGTAAGAAATCATTTAGTGCAATGTATCCTGATGCTGAAATAGACCAAGGTTTTGTTAGTCGTGGTACTGGCGATGTGATGGGTGATTGGGTACAAAAAGAAGAAATTAGAATTGCCGAATATTGGTATTCAGTCAGAGAATCCGTTGAGTTAATGCAGTTATCAGATGGCTCAAGCATTTACGCTGATGAAGTCGATAAAAAGTTAATGGAAAAATTAGGTGTTGAAGTCATTAATCAACGCACAACAATCCGTAAAAAGATTAAATGGGCCAAAGTAACTGCAATGCAAGTGCTTGAGGAAGGTGATTGGGCAGGTCGATATATTCCAATTATCCCTGTATATGGTCAAAGCACCATAGTTCAAGGCAAACATAAGCGTTTTGGTTTAGTTCGCATGGCCAAAGATCCGCAAAGAATGTATAACTATTGGTCAACTGCATTAACTGAAACAGTAGCACTTGCACCTAAAGCTAAATGGATTCTTGCAGAAGGACAAGACGAAGGACATGAGCAAGAATGGGCTGATGCAAACAATGCAAGTAAGCCTTATCTCCGTTACAAACAGACCGACATTGATGGCAGACCAGCTCCACCACCAGTAAAACAATCACCAGAACAACCCCCTACTGGAGTAATGGCTGCAATGCAGTCAATGAATTTAGATTTACAAGCAGTTATTGGCATTTACGATCCAAATCAGTTACCGCAAGGCATTCAATCCGGTAAAGCAATCCAAGGTCAGCAGATGCAAGCTGACATGACCAATATGCACTATTACGACAATTTAACTCGTAGTATTAGGCAAGTCGGTAGAGTAATCCTTGATTTAATCCCTCATATTTATGACACCGAAAGAGCCATGCGAATCATTGGCGATGATGGTAAGCCTGAGATTATGACGATTAATGAACGCAAGATGGATGAATCTGGCATTGAGCGTATTTTGAACGACATGAGCGTAGGTGAATATGACATTGTGATGGATACAGGACCAGGCTATAACTCGAAGCGTCAAGAATCAGTAGAAGCGATGATGGCATTATTCCAAGCAGAGCCATCACTTGTACAAGTTGCTGGTGATTTACTTGTTAGAAATATGGACTTCCCTGGTGCTGATGTTATTGCTGATCGTATGGCAATTAATAACCCATTAGCTCAGATTGATGATATGTCAGATATACCACCTGCAATTCAAATGAAGCTCAAGCAAGGTGAAGCACAAGTTCAACAATTAACTCAGCAGTTACAACAAGCTCAAATGATGATTCAACAACGTCAAGACATTGAAGGCGTTAAGCAAGAAGCTGAGACGAAGCGTGAACTCATTCGTCAAACAACGAAGGCAAACGATACGCAAATGCGTGTTGAAACAATGGCACATGACACCATAGTTAAGACAGAAACACAAAAAGAAATTGAGATGATGAAGGCTCAATTAGCAATGTTATTAGCAAATATGAATAAAACATCAGCTAAAGAAGCAGAGGCAGAGGCTGTTGAACGTGGAATTTAATATTGTCAATAATTATTTAAAGTAATAAGATTCAAACGTACCGATTCGTTTAATCGGAAATAACTGAGGAGCTTCGAAAGATGGCCGATGTATTAACGAGTGAAAATAGTGCCGAGTTTTACGCAAATAAATTAGGTTTAGCTGAAGATTCTCCGACTGAGGCTGTAGAAACAGAGCCAGTTGCTGAAATTGAACAGAGTGAGCCAGTTGTCGAGAACGAGGAAAAAGCAACAGAAGAACCAAAACCTAAAGTAAAAATGCGTTTTGATGAAGTCACAAAGCAACGTGACCTTGCTAAACAGGAAGCTGAACAAGCAAGAATCAGAACACAAGAATTAGAGCAAGAGTTAAAAGCAATTAAATCTCAGGCTGCACCAAAAGAGCAGAGCAGAGATGAGAAACCAAGACCAGATCAATTTGTTGATGCGTTTGAATACGCTGAAGCATTGGCTGATTGGAGTGCTGAAAACGCTGTAATGAGAGCAAGGCAAGAAGATGTAGAAAAAATGAAACAAGCGGAACGTGCCAAAGTTATTGATACTTGGAACAAGAAACTTGAAGCAACTAAATCTGAATTGCCTGATTTTGATGATATGGTAGCTTCCTCTGATGTTGTGGTAAGCGATCAAGTGAGAGATGCAATTTTAGAATCAGATGTTGGTCCTAGAATTCTTTATCACTTGGCTGAAAACCAAGAACTAGCAGAGAAAATATCTAAATCAAGTCTAATTACTGCTTTAAGAGAAATAGGTAAATTAGAGGCAAGGTTTGAAAAGACTGAACCTGTTAAATCTGTTGCCCAGAAGTCCAAAGCACCTGCACCGATTAGTCCAATCAAAGCTGGTACTAGTGAACAAGCCATTATTACTGATACAGATAAAATGACTTATTCACAGTACAAAGCAATGAGGCAAGCTAAAAGGATTAGGTAAAAACTTAATTTATTTTATAAAGGAAATATCATGGCAAATAACTTGCTAACCATTAATTGCTAGTGGTTATAAAAGTTTCTCTGATTGACTTGGAGTTCCAGAAGTGGATAACAAGGGGCAAGTTTAAATACAGCCTGAACGACTAAGTGAGAAACCTACGAAAGTAGATGCGATAGTCTGAACTAGGATATAACAAAAGAAGTCCTAGAGTGCGAATCGAAGCATTTGCACCGCCTGTATAGGTCAGTAAGCGAAAGCCGAAGTAACAGTTTGTAGTAAGATTACTAATGAAGCACTCATGGTGCTAGAAAACGAGTTGACATTTTCGAGCGAGGTCGATCGCTCATATGATGATCAATTTTCTGTCGTTGGAGGCAAGATTGGTAACACGGTGAATGTAAGACGACCTGGAAGGTTCGTAGGTGCAACAGGCCCCCAGTTAGTAGTTGAAGATTTCAACGAATCCTCAGTTCCTGTTACTTTGACAACTCAGTTCCAAGTATCAACTCAGTTTACAACTCAAGACTTAGCATTAAGCCTTGATATGTTCTCTGATCGTGTATTGAAGCCGGCAGTCGCTGCAATTGCAAACAAAATTGACAGAGATGGTCT